ATGAGATTAAATATTACAAAGAGCAATCACAACTCTTAGGTGTTATTCTTTTTGGTTTGTTTATGTTGTGTCTTTTAGTCCTACCCTTCTTAAAAATTAAAGGAGTTTTTTAAATGCAAAGAATGTTTTCCTGGCTTGGTAAAAATATTATGAACCTCGGTATTGGTGTTCTAGTTTTGTTGGCACTCACAATGGCCATATCCGCGATAGATAAGTATAGGGACCATTTGCCTAAGTTTCCTCTAGAAGTTGTAGACTTTAAAGGAGGCATTCAGAACCATTTGGTATGGTCTATGAAGGGTGAATGTTATTTCGTTCGTGCAGTTACCGAACAAACGGTACTGTTGGTTCGTGTTGAGGATTGCGATAAAAAATAAGGAGTTAATATGAGTTTGTTTGTTGAAGTGAATTCTGTTGAGAAAGGTTGTCCCGTTATCGTCAACCTTGAATCTGTTGTTGAAATTGCACCACTGGTTACTGGTGGTTGCGCCATTTTCTTTACTGATGCTGCTGGTATGAATTCTCGTACAGGCATGAAGGTGACGAATGAATATAGTGAGTTTAAGCAATTTGCAATGCAAACTGTTTCGGCTGCTGATATTGCAAAACGTTTTCCTAAACCTGTGCAAGTAGAAGAAGAGAAGCCTGCCAAAATCAAGAATGAGTTTAAGATTCCGAAACTGTGAACGATATTCTCGGCGGCATCTTTTCTTGGATAAAAGATGATTTTCATTCACATCGTTTTCGTTTTGTTGTCGAGTTTATCGCTTGGGCTGCTAGCATTGGCTGTAGTATCACAATGGCCATTACGGTCCCTGAGCCACCTCTTCTTGTTCTTTATCCTATTTGGATTTCTGGTTGTGCTATGTACGCTTGGGCAGCATACTCTCGTAGATCGTTTGGCATGTTGGCTAACTACCTCTTGTTAACAACGGTAGATACCGTAGGATTATTGAGGATGGTTGCCTTTTGATATTTGATGTGATATATTATTGTTATGAATATATTTTATCTTGATCCCAATCCAAAAACATGTGCTGAAATGCATGTCGATAAGCATGTGGTGAAAATGATTATCGAATATTCCCAGCTTTTATCCACGGCTCACCGTGTGATTGACGGTGAAGAATATACCGACCTGACAGCCAATGGCCGCAGGATCAAACGGTGGCGACTTTATGATGAACGTGAATCTAAATTGATGAAGGCAACACATATCAATCATCCTAGCGCAATCTGGTGTCGTGAAAACTTAGGCAACTATATGTGGTTGTTTCAGTTGTATAAACATTTGTGTGATGAATACACCTATCGGTATGGCAAAGTTCATGCCTGCGCTCGGTTGATTGATGTTCTTTGTTATGCTCCAACAAAAATTAAAATTGATTATTTCTTTGCGCCGACACCAGCAATGCCTGGTGAATTGAAAGTATTGGCGGAAAATCCAGTTCCTGGTCGTAAATATGATTCACTCAAGTCTTATCATAAATACTACCTGACGGAGAAAATCCGATTCGCCAAGTGGAAAAATCGTAACGTACCGGAGTGGTTCAAAACAAATGCCTCTATATGATTTTAGAAATAAAGAAACAGGTGAGATTGTAGAAATCAAAATGTCCTATAAGGACTATGATGATTATCTTGCAAACAATCCACACATGGAGAGATACCATAGTGTGGAGAATTTTCCTGCTTTCGGTGACAGTATGCGTATGAGTGTGCCTGGTATCGGTCAACCAGATGCACGTTTTGAACGTGAAATTATTGGCCGAATTAAAAACAATGTTGCCGGCAACAATCTTCATCGGACACATAAAACCAAAGCGCCGAGGGAGTGGTAATGGCACAAATTCCAGCTTTATTTTTACCACCAAGGAGCGTCAATGGTAAGAAAACCTCCATGAAAAAGAATGCATCCAATCTTCGTAACAACAAAGTCGGAGGCATTCATGAGCGAAAAGAGAAAAAAGACAAAGGCCCAGCGTATCTATTCCGTCCTTTCTAGTCGGAAGAGAATCAACCAAGACCTTATTGAATTATATAAATCACAAAGAGAACACGAATTCTTACAACAATTCCTAGACTTTTATAAAAAGCCTTCATAAATTATGTTTCGTTATGTAACACCAAAAGAAATACCTAATCTACAATCAGTAACACAACCTGACGGCAAAAGATTCTATACTTTACCTAGTGGTAAAGTTGTACCGTCTGTCACCACAGTTATTGGTGCCATGAAGAAAAAATCTATCATGGCCTGGCGCAAACGTGTAGGTGAAGAAGAAGCCAACCGAATCTCCAGTCAAGCCGCTTCACGTGGTACCAATGTACACACATTATGCGAAAAGTATCTCAATAACGAACCTATTCCTAAAGATGCAATGCCTGATGCAGCAGTAATGTTTCGGGATCTAAAGCCATTTCTAAATCGTATCAACAACATACACTATCAAGAGCAGTCATTATGGTCAGAAAGACTGGAAATGGCCGGTCGTGTGGATTGTATTGCAGAATTCGATGGTGTTTTATCTGTGATTGATTTTAAAACATCTAAAAAGATTAAAACGAAAGAAGATATCCCCGATTATTTCGCACAATGCACTTCATATTCGCTCATGTATGAAGAATTAGTTGGCACTCCTATCGACCAACTTGTGGTAATAATGGCCGTAAATGATTGTCCTCCTTTGCTTTTTATTGAAAAAACTGAGGATCACATAAATAACCTAGTAGAACACATTAATTTCTTTAATTTCTACCAATAAAATGGTTGACAAATATCGTATAGTGTTCTATAATCTTGTTTGAATGGTAGTAAACTAATTTTTTGAAAAGTTGGCAAGACGGGGCTTCGAGGCCCCCACCTCCACCAAAAGCATCTCTGTAGTAAGTGTATAACACTTTGAACAAGATTGTGGACGCACATGATTCGGCTCAGAATGCTTTTGATGGGGGTGAAATTGGATTCGATTGACAAACAAGTAATTTAATTGGCTACCCGACACAGAGAGTCGTAAAAAGTAAATCAACTAAATGCAAACGACGAAAAGTTCGCATTGGCTGCCTAAACTCGTAGCCTAGGGTTCGGTGGGTTCCTCGTAACAGAATACCCACCAACATGTTTAACAACAAGGAGTTTATTTTGAAGAAGACAATTATTGCTCTCACATTAGGAACTTTGATGGGGGTCGCTTCTGCTGCTACGGTTAGCTTTGAATCGGACCGCGTTAAGGATGATAAGACACACGCAGAATACACAGCGAAATATCTTCGCGTGAATGGCACTATGGAAGGACTTGATCTTGGTGTACAAGCACGGACAGCAGTTCTAGCCAAAAATGCCGGTATGATGAATAGTCTTGAACTAACTGCTGGTAGCAAGGTTGGACCAGTTGCCGTTTTCGGCGGCGTTGGATTTGATAATGGTTTGAATGGTGTTAATCCTTTCCAATACGGTTTGGTTGGCGCTTCAACTGGAATGAAATTTGGTGTTGTGAATACCTTTGCTGGTGTTAAGACACGTGTAAATTGGGATTCCGCAAATCCTAAACAAACAGTTATGTTTGCTGGTGCCAATATGCCTCTACTCAAGGGTCTTGCTCTTGAAGCTGGCGTCAGCAAGTCTGTACAGACAATCAAAGAGACCGCTTGGGGTCTAGGCGTTAGTGCCAAATTTTAATTTAATCTAAAAGGAGTTTTACCATGAAATCATTGCTAGCACTTGTATTGGCTGCTTTCGCTGTTACTTCTTTCGCTGCTGAACCAGCAAAGAAGGAAGAGAAGAAAGCTGAAGCTAAACCAGCTGCCGCAGCACCAGCCGCCTCGGCTGCACCAGCTGCTGCTTCTGCACCAGCCAAGAAAGCTGAAAAAGCTGAAAAGAAAGCTGAAAAATCTGAAGCCAAGAAGTAATCCATACTTCACAGTTTTGCCGGGTCTGTAAAACCCGGCCAACTAACACACAAAAACTATGATTAAGAAAACACTACAAGCGTTCGTCTTGTTTGTTGTCCTTTTCTTTTCATATTTTGCTACGGTTTCTGCATCCGAGAAGTTGTACACCAAATATGTGGAATATCAGATAAGAAAAGATTTCAGTAAGCAGGTCGAATGTCTCGCCAAAAACATATATTATGAATCGGCAACTGAGCCGTATGAAGGCAAATTGGCGGTCGCTCAGGTGACCATTAATCGTACTAACAACCGAAACTTTCCCTCAGACTTTTGTTCGGTTGTTTATCAAAGGGATGATAAAGTTTGTCAGTTTTCATGGACCTGTATGCAAAGCATCCAGATGAATATATCTGGGAAGAATGTATGCATATCGCCAATATGGCCATGAAGAAAACAGCGTTGCACAAAGAACTCGCATTCTCAAATGCACTATATTACCATGCAACATACGTCACACCTGGTTGGAAAAACCTGAGGGCTGTCAAAAGAATCGGCAGCCATGTTTTCTACACACAGGTATAAAACAAGAGGCGAGCACCGAAAGGGCTTGCCTCTTCTTCTTTCTCCGTCTATAATTGTTTTGTTTTAACTTTACATATAACAATTATGCCCACCAAAACCGAAATTAATGATTTCAGTGTAATGATTGATGAATTGGCTGAAATTCTACGATTGTCAAGAATGGATACAATCATTCATCATTGCGAACAAACTGGAATGGAATTGGAACTCGCATCTTCACTTATTTCTACGGCACTGAAAGCCAAGATTAGAGAAGAAGCCGAAGAATTGAATCTACTCAAAGATAGTAATAAATCTAAATTGCCTCTGTAATGGAATCTACCACTGGTTTCACGGCCTATTGTCTGTATCAGGCCATCAAACTACATTTTACCTCAGACTATGATTATTTCAAGTACAATGGTAAAACCAACGTCACACAAAATTCATTTCTGCACAATAAGTCTAAATATTCCTTTTATAAATTGTCCAGGAAGTATTCCTACGACGAATTGAGAGAGTATTTTGTATCTAACTTCATTGACCGTGATGTAAATTGGGTCGGTGAGATTATGGGACCTGAAGGTGAAGAGACATACAAAAAGTGGCAAAAAAGAATACAGAGCTTGACATATCGGTTCGAACAAGATACAATGCATCTCATTGAAACTTCTGGAACACCAGAAGAGATGTTGAAAGTAAAAGGTGGTAACTATCCAACACTTTTAACCGAAACTATGCAAGGAAATGTATCGTTTGAAACTTTGACCATACTGAATGATTTAATGAATTTCTTTCCAATGTGGAACAAGAAAATTACGGATGATATTGTATGGCCATCCTATCATAAGAAATGTGTCAAATACGCACCATTTATACATTACGACAAGACAAAATTTAAAAACATCTTACTAGAAAGTATTGAAGAACATGTCTAAGTTTACAATCGCAAAAATCTATCTTGATATGGATGGCGTTTTGAGTGATTTTACCAAAAGATATCAAGAACTTTCAGGATCTA